ATGTCAGGTGATGATAGTGAGAATGATTGTGTTACCTCATCTTCACTTATATAAGTTCCACCAGCATTTGACCAAGTTACTTCAGATATCTCACCACCACGATTTTCTCTATTTAACCAACTACAACCAACAGTTGTTTTTGGATTGTCATCTTCCTTACCTATACCTTCATCCCACGATTCACTTAGGGGATAAGCAGCTATCGTGTAATCATTACTAAGTCCACTGTTCCCAGCTGCTTCATATAATTTTAAAAAGTATTTAAAGTTTCCACTTCCTTGATGCTGTTGACCACCATTGATTATTGAAGAACTGACATAATTTAAAACTTCATTGGTATCGAATTGAACTAACATACGAGTTGGAGCATGAAACTCTTTGTTTCTAAAAACCTTTTTTAATTCTAATACCTCATCTTGACCTACATTTTTATCTTGAAAAGTAGTACCATCAAATTCATTAGAACCACTGTTTATTGTTGTATCTTTAACAGCAAAAAATGAACGATGCATTATAGTACCCTCCCGTAAATATCATTATTTGGTTCTCTGAGTTCAAACACAGCAGGTGTTACCGATGGTCGTATGATGTCATTTGTCAAGGCATTTTGAATGGCATATTTAAAACCATAACCCGTTTCAGTTCCTTGTGAATTTCCATTAGCATCAAGACTACACAACACCCTTTCAGTTCCAGTAAAACCTGGCATTGTGGTATCATTAAGTTCTTGAAATAATTTTAAAGTTGGTAAACCAATCACACCTTCCTTACCTAAGATTTCATATCTTAATTCATTAAGATTGATAGCTTGACCAAATTGCATTTTGTCAATAGTAAAAAACTCTCTTATACACTCTATTACATCTATCTTTACTTCTGTTTTATTAAATCTTCTATCAGCAACTGCCTCAAAGAAAACACCAAAGTTTATTTTATAACCAGAAAATATCTTTGTGTTATCATACCCATCAGCACTTGGATCTACAGTGTTGAGATCAAAACCAAAATCAAGAGCATCGTTTATCATTCTAAATTGTTCTAAATATAATCTGAGATTATTTAAAACCAATAATGGTGTTTGTGTAAGTTTTCTACGTTGGTCATATGATAGAGTGTATATCTTTAATCCACTTATATCATTTAATCTAACCACTTGAACTTTTGCTATATTACCAAACTTTGCTGGTAAGTTAAGTATTCGTGCTTGATAGTCCTCACGAGTCACACATCTTAATTGTGAAGCAAAGAATGATTTAGCGTTTTCTTTTATTTCTGTTATAGTCTCACCATCAGTTCCACCACTTGCTGGTTCACTATTAGTTACAGATATACCACTTACTGAACTGACTAAGTTTGTCAGTTCACCAGATTGAGCATTTGATTGAGCTCCACCACCTACTCTATAAGTTACAGTAATAATTGTATTTGCTGGAGTCTCACCAAGATTCAATGAATTATTTGTAGTTAGATTATTTAAAGCAGAGTTTATTACAGTTGATGGAACACCAGAAACATTCATACCTTGTTGTTCTATCGTAGAAAATAATCCAGCACTTGATGAACCTGATATATTAAATTTATATAACCCATTACCAAATTGTAATTTTGTATTATTAGTATTTGGATCTACTTTTCTTACAAACTTTTTATTTGTCTTTATATACTCTAAGGTATATGGTATGGATACATCAACAGAAATCTGATTACCACCTGACAAAGGTTGTGTAGGATCAGAATAACCAGTTACTCTATCAGGATCATTTGTGTAGTGAATCTCTTTAAGTATTCGGTCTTGTGCTAAATAATCTACTTCGTAATATTTACCTTGTGAACTATCTACTACATTAAGTATCTCAACTACATTTGTCTCACTTAAATCCAATTCTAAAAATTTAGTTGGAGATGTTATGGTAAATGATTTTGTTTTAGTTTCACCCGATACAGCATTTACAAATCGTGTCAACCTATAGTTAGTTGCTATACCAGTATTGTCACGAGCAATTATTTCAGGTGCTGGTGTATCAGGAGAACCAGATATGGTAAAATCAATCTCCCCTAATGTTTCAAATAACAATGAAGAATCTTCAGTTGAAGCTACTTGCATTCCACTGTCTATTGGGTTTGCTAGACTTCCTAAAGAACCATAATCAGGTTTACCACCAATAGCATCTATCTCTGTAGTAACAGTCAACCTTACAACTGATGGAGTTACTGGTGTTGTTTTATATCCTAAGAACTCTGCTAACCTTATCACATTTTTACGCTCAGTAGCAGTGGTAAGTAAACTCTCTTTGTAGTTGTAATCAATGTAGTAACTCAAAACATCACCAACATAACTTGCTAATTCTATCAACATCATACCAGGAGATGTTTCGTTGAAATCTTTATATGTATCAGGAAAATATGCTTTAGTATATTGTATCAAGTCAGCTTTCAAACTTGAAAAATCTTTACTAGTGTAATTTATATTTGATGGTGAAATTGTCTTATCTGAATATGCCATGTCTTTATCCCAATACCACACCAACAGATTGTAGATCATTTGGTGCATTTGCTATATTGAATTTTATATCTATCTTTATTTTATTTCTATCTTGATCAGAGATATCAATGTTAATGTCATTTAACTGAACAAATGGTAACCATCGTGAGAACGTTGATACAATATCATTCTCAATTTCAATCACAGTATTTTCTGTAATCTGTTCAAATAAAAATCTTCTTATATTCATACCAAGTAATGGTTGCATCAACCTCTCACCTTGTTGAGTTAATAGTAGTAATCTAATATCTTCTTTCACAGCATCAATTGTTGTCTTAGTAGATGCAAAATACCCATCACCATTACCAGGTTGTCTACCAAGTGGCATTTGTAATCCAACACTAACCCTAGTATCTTTATCTTCGATAAATCGATTTACTCTTGGATCTGCTATTGCCATTATTCACTCATTCCTATATTTTCAAAAAGTCTTACTTCTGAACGTTTTACTTGTCTCTTTACTTTTGGACCATATCCAGGATCTTCTTCACTTATTTGAACTGAAATTTCTACATCATTATTATTAGAAGCAAAACCCGTTGGACCCTTAACTAATGTCGCACCAGGTAAAATAGGACCACCAGTTGTTGAATTACCCATTACCTGACCACCTACTACTGTTATATCACGTGGTGATATTTCTCCAAAAGCTTTCATATCTGATATAGAAAACCTTTGTCGATGTAAAAAAGCTTGCATAGCTATCCTTTGTTCATTAACATAAGTCTTAACTTTTTGCTTACTTATCTCATCTTGACTTATCACATTATCCCACTCTTCTTGACCAAAACGATCAATTGCAATTTGTAGTAAGTCTTCTTCGAGACTACCTAAACTATCGTTTATTCTATTAAGCGCCATTCTTAAACTTAGCCTTTTCTTCTACAGCTTTCATCACACCTGAGTAATCTTTGTTAAGAGCACTTGCCAAATGATCAGGTAATCCTTGAGTGTTATCCATCACAGAAGTAGTCTCTGCTTCTTTATTAATATTTTGCCATTCGCCTGAGTCAGCAGTTTCTTTAAGTAAATTATTTAAAATAGAGTCTTTTGTCATCGGAACTCGTTGTTTTGACTCAGTCACTGGTTTTTGAACTACCTTAGTGCTCTGTGTTACAGAGGGTGTTTCGTTTAGCATCTCATCATTTATCTTACTAACCAGTGCTTCTTTTAACTCTTTACGAAGTCCAGCAAGAGAATATTCTATTTCTTCTCTTACTACTTCTCTTATTACTTTCTTAAATAAAGATAACTTCATGTTTACTCCTGTAGTGGTGGTGGAGGACCTTGAATTGCTACCTCCACATTATTTGGTTCTATAAAATGTCTATTTGATAAAAATGATGCCTGACCAGTAATAGTATCTGATATAGATGTACCATCATCATTTAGATTTTTATTATACTCTGCTAGTGTAGTATCACCAGTTTCAAATTCTATGTTAAAAAATTGTTTCATTATATTGCTTACTTCTGTTCTTAATGTCCCAGCAGCATGTGTTGTTCCTCCAGGTAAATTACCAGTTTGTAATGTAAGTAACTGTGGTACATTCATATCACCAAGAGCATGGGCATTTCCTAACATTCTCAATATCCTTATTAATAATTGTTGAAGCTGATCACCCAATACCATAGGCTGTTCTCTACGTTTGGCAGCTTCTCCTATATAAATATTTGGAGATTGAAATACTGAGAAACCTTTATTGTTTATTGTAAGGTTCTTATTACTTCCTATATTAATATTACGATTTGCCGATATCGTTATATCCTCTACAGTAGAGTTAAATATAATTCTATCAGAGGATATTATAATTTGATCAAATTCATTATTAGGTGCTAATTCTTCAGGATTATAATCTTTTATAAATCCATAATTATAATTAAATTTACTCTCAGGTTTTTCTTCATTAACTATATCGTTTCCTCTGGCAATATTATATCCATCTGAATCTGCTGATAATCTATATCCAGGTTTATCAACTTCCTCATTGTTTTCAATTTCAGTATGTATTTCAGTTGGAAAATTATTATCAATAGTTCCAATAGATGTCATGGCAAATATAGAACCACCACCACCTAATGTTTCCCTATCATTAGAATTATTATTTGATAATATTATAAGTGGATTATCATATCTATTACCTATCCTAATAGCATTACCACTTCTACCTTCTAGCATAAGATCGGATACAGTAGATTCTAGATATGATACAGAATTGGTATTTATACTCCCATAGATTGCTGGAAAATCCATTTCTATATTTTTAGGTTTTGATAATTTATCATAAACTAAATTTGATATAAATCTATTATAACCATCAGGTCTATCCTTACCTGTGCTTAAAGCTCCATACATATGATCAGAAGAATTAGATGGTATGTTGCGGGTATTTATAGGACCTAAATAAAAATTTTGACCACCTATATTTGTATATAAAACTAAATCACCTCGTGTAATAGAATCTTGAACTCCACGAAGTAAAGGTATGGCATCTATAGAAACACCTGTTGAATCACTTGAATATGGAGTTAATTTTATTTTACCTACTTCTGGCGTAGAAGTAGTTAATGGATTATCCTCATCGGCACTTGTAAAAACCATCTCAACATGTCCAGGTAAAAAAGACATTATGTATTTCCGTATTTCTTTCTAATTTCTTCTATACCAATTTCATCTGATTTTTTTTGTAAATCAGTTGATACATCCTCTAAAGCACCCATCAGTTCTTCTTTTTCTTCATCAGTTAATAATGTTACATCAGATTCTGCTGTCATAGTCTTAGCCATAAGTCGTTGATACAGAGTTGCTAACTTAACCAGGTTATCATCGTTCTTAATTCCTACATCCATCAGTTCTTTTATAATAGGACCTACAACAGCTATATCTTCTATACCTTGTATGTATCCATGCACCTCTTGGATTAAAAGGTCAATTTGAGTCTTTTTTAGTTTAGAATTCTCGTATATCTCTTTGGATAAATCAGAGAAATTCTTATCACCAAATATTTTAAAGTCATTATCCATATAAGTATCCTAGTTATAAATATAGGATACAAGGAATATTATAGAGAACCAGTTATTGCTAGGTTACCAATATGTCCTTTTGTAAGAATTTCTTCTTGTATACGTGGATATATACGGCGAAATACGTTGGATATTTGAGTTATCTTAGATGTCTGCACATCTGTCATTTCTCGTATCATTATATACAGAGCCTTCTTATTGAAGTTATCTATCTGATCTTTGTTCTTACATAGATATAAAATAGATTCAGCTACATGTCGATCTTTTGGTTTTGGAAATAACATATCTAATCGATTATATAAATACTCTACAGTTTTTTCAAATATTTCTTTTGATGTAGAAGTTTCTATATTAGAATCTTTAATACCTTCACCATTTAATACGGATATATCATCATGTGATTTCATCTTCTTATAATTAGCATTATTATTTAATATTAAATAGTTTTTAGCTACGATAGAAAAATAACTAAAAGCTTTAGAACCACGAGTTTCATCAAACTTGTGCATATTCAATACTAAGTTAGATACTACTTCTTCCTGTAAATCTCTAAATCCATAGTCAAAGTAACTAAACTTAAATGTATTGATTATGTTCTCTGCTAACTTTAAAAAAGCAGCATGTATTTCATCCGTGTATATTTTATGTCTGAATGTATAGTCATCAGACCTGTTATAAGCTACAATTGCATCATGTACTGGTGTTCCAAAATATATCTTACTCTTCTTTTTTCTCTTCTTCTTTACTGTTGGCATCATCCTCAACCTCTTCAAATAAATTATCAAGTAGTTTGCCGATCTCTTTCAGTTCTTGAAAAAAGAAACCTACTTCATCATCGGCTTCAAATGTTCCTTTTTCATCTATTAGTTTTAGTTGTTGATTTACATATTCTATTTTATCGTTTACTTGTAATATTATTTCTTCATACATAGAAATACGTTTTAAACTATAGTATACCAGTAAAGTTAGAAATAATGAGGTAGCGCTAAGGACAGCACAGAGGATTTGAAATATCATTGAATTATGATTCTCCGACTACAGAATGTATCATTGATTTGAACTGATCGTCATCTAGAAAGTCCATCTTATCATCTTGAATTAAATTAGTAATACGCTTTACATGTTCTAATTCTTCGTCTGAGATATTAAACTCGATGTCTTGCTCATCACCCATACTGTAGTATAATTCATCAAGTGCTTTATTTACATCTCTGATGTGATTGTGCATTCTATCGAGTTTCTTCTTCATGACATCACGTTCTTTTTCCATCTTATCTAAGCGATTCATAAACCTTTCTAGTAACTCTTTAAGTTCATCATTTGATACATCCATATTCATAAATATCATCGACCTAGTAAATATCCATTCCGATATCTTCCAGGCTATCAATGGATTCTCTACCATCATAATCATAATAGTCACCAGCAGCCGTGATATTCTCTTCTAGTGTTGCCTCATCCACAAGATCAAGGTTTACACTTGGTTTGATATCTTCATCAGGTGAAGACTTCTTGTCCATCTTCTTCATCATCTTCTCATCATCTTCATCCAACATGAACTGTGATAAGTCGATTTCTTTTATGTTTATTGCCATTATATTCTCCTATTAGTGTTAATGTAATTTACAAAATTATTAGTGATTTGTCAAGTAAAATCTTTCGTGTCTTTCGATTCATCACCTCAAATGATGAGAGAGAATCGGATATTTTCTTATGAGAGTTAAAAGATATTTGACCGTTGGTTAATAGATTACGAGAGTAAGAGAGTGCTAAGTCGTATCCCGATTTCTTATATATACGAAGTATGTCTTTAAAATGTTCCATTACATTATCGTGCTTTCTAACTCACCCCACATAAGAAGTGAATTCATTATAACGTCATCTTCTTCTGAATATGCTTCATCTTCTGGTAGTCTCCATAGCACTTTACCTGAATCATTATCATATATCTCTTGGATGGATATTTCTTGGTCGGCATATTCCCATACAACAGTTAGCTCTTCATGATCATGACCTTCATCTAACAACCCTACTTCCACGAGCAGGTTGTGTAAGGTGATGTCTTCGACACCACCATTTACATCCCAACCTATAAGGTCTTTAGTTCCATATCTTGTTTCATTTAATCCAAACATATTATCTACCCCCTAAGAATTCAGGTTCTCCAACATGGTTATCAACCATATCCTCTAGTTCAACCCATGTGCCCTCGAATCCAGGCATATCCCTATCGAGATCAACTTCAGTTTCACAACCATTGTAATCTCCACCTTCGGCATATTCATCTTGTTCTGAGATATAAGATTCATCATCAGTAGTTCCACACATTCTATTAGTGAAGTCATTCTCTAATCTAGTCATTAGCTTAGCCCTACCTTCAGGACTCATCCAATTTACATCGTGAGGTTTGTCATCAATCCACATGTCGATAACTTTGATTCCATCAGTAACAGTGCTGAATGTATATTCAACTTTAATGTTGTCATCTAAGATTGTGTATTCAAATAAGTAAGTCATTTATTTATCCTTTTTATTATTTATTGGTTATTTTCGATACGTTATATTACAAAGAAATATTGACAAAAACAAGCACTTTCTGGAATTATTTTGCATTATCTCCATCTATTTGATTTCATTCCAAACCTACGTTCTTTATCTTTCTTTACATCAGATAGTTCAAGAAGAAATACCAATAGAAAAAGTGCTGTAATTATAAGTCCTAACATTAGTCTAACTGCTCCAACTCATATCTGAGAATGTTTAATTGTGTTTGAAAGTAAGCCCACATAGCAAGCTGAGCACAAACTGATATTCCGATTATTATTTCTAACATACGAATTCCTTTTCTTTTCTTAAATCTTCGTGAGGAACAGGTGCTTCTTGATTATCCTCAACATTAATTGTTAACTCATCAACCAAGTCTCTAGCAGTATCTATGAAGTAAAGAGCATCACTATTCTCAGATGTATCGGGTGTAGAATTGTAAGCATCGGTTAGCTCACTGGTGATATGTTTTAGGTATTCTAATATTTCTCTTTGATCTCTTTTATTTAAATTCATTATTATTTCCTTATTATTGATATATGATATTACGAATTTTTTTTGATAAAGTCAAGCACTTTTTCATCTTTTTTTAGCAAATAAATTGCTCTCAAGATATGAACCATCATAAAGAACCCAAGCGTCATACTTAGGTTCATTATGATTCCAATGATATTTTTCAGTAAGTCCATCATTACACCATGTAGTTAGGACCAGTCCACTGAAAATAGTTTTGATTCTCAGCAAAGATATTGCCTCTAGTGTATCTAGCAGGACCTCTCCAACTAGCAGCTTTGAATACGTCACCTTTCTTACAAGGTAAACCTTTTACAACTCCATCAGTTTTAGCGATGAAACCCCATACGCTACTACCTTGGATAACTTTGGTATACTTTCTACCGTCTTCGGTTCTGATGTTATTATTAAATCTTTCAATACCTTCTTCCCAAGTAGTCCATTTAGCATAGTCGGTTTTGATGTTCTCAAGCAAGTTGTTTATAGCTTCGTTATAATTCATATTATTTCCTTTTTTGTTTAAGTTGTTTATTTTTTCATCATTTATCATACCTTAATATACAAAGAAAAAATGACAAAGTCAAGCATTATTTTAAAGTTTTTTTATTTTTTTTCTAACCAACTGAGGTCATGCTCATCATATTCATCTAGAATTTTTATTTCAGTAAACCCTTGTGCAGTAAGTATGTTGATAGCTTCTGCTTCGTTGTCAGCAAATAAATGAAAGGTGAGTACAAACCCATGAGGTACATCCATTGTATTATCTCTTGCTCTTATCTTATACCACATAATGAGGGAATCAAGTCGTCTTGATTTCTTGAATTCTAGTGGAGAAAAAAGATCGGTTAGATCCCCTCAAAAAACCTCCATAATTTTTTTAAATTCTTTTACACCTTTAGCAACATTTTCTTTCCAATCATCGTGAGCACTATCATCGGCGCCGTCCGAGATATATTTAAATGATATAAAAGGTACA